CTTTGCCTGTTGGATTTTGCATGTATTCTGCTGCCCATTTACTTGGAGAGATAGAGGCTTTTATCTTTTGTAGTTCGCTTAGTTTCCAATATCCCTCCCACAAAGATTTACCAGAAGGGAGTATCGCAGGCAGTTCTATAATTTCCCATTGGTCTGCGTCTTGGTCTTCCATCATCTTTTTAACAACTCGACCAGTCAAGTCTCTCTTTGACCAACGAGTCATAACGATTACAATCGCTCCTCCAGGCTGGAGTCTTTGTCTCGGTCCAGTCATGTACCACTCATAGGCATCGTCTAGTGCCGACTGACTCATGGCATCTTGTTCGGAGTGCGGATCGTCGATGATAAATAAGTCTGCTCCTCTACCAGCTAGAGCACCACCGACACCTGCTGCGTAATACTCACCATTTAGTTTGCCGTCTGTTGTTCTTGTTTCCCATCTTCCTGCAGCTTTGCTTTCTGGGTTTAGTTCTACATTCGGGAAGATATCTCTATATTGTCGAGTGTCGATTAAGTCTCTTATCTTTCTACCAAATCTTACTGCTAAGTCGGCAGTGTGTGTTGCTTGTATAATTTTTAGTCCTGGATTTTTACCAACAAGATAAGCTGGGAACAGGTAAGAGGCAAACTCAGACTTTGTATGTCTTGGTGGCATGTTTATAATTAATCTTTTTAAATCGCCTGATGCTATTCGGTCAAAGGCTCTTGACATTATTCGATGATGCTCACCCTCTATGAAGTCTTGCCACATAGATTTGACAAATGGTAAGAAATTAGTCTGTATTGTCTCCTTTTCCTGGAGTTCTGCCAATCGCTCACTCAACTCAAGATGTTCTATCAGGAGTTCTTGAGGAATATTCTTTAGCTGATCGTCATTCATAAAAAATTTGTTGCAAAAAATTTTTGTGGACATGCTTTCCGAACCAACGCACAGTAATTTTATATGCAGTCGTTCTTGCAGGGGGGTCATCAGTCCAGGAGTCAATACCCCTTGGGTTCTTGTAGAAAAGAATCCTAGTCATTCGACTCTTGGTCTTTGTCTTCTCGAACTATGTCAAGAGTTTCTTCAGCCTCGACAGTGTAAGTCGTCCTTGGTAAAATGCCTCCTGACTGTTCGTGAAGTTCTTTTATCCTCTCAATTATTTGTAGCTTTGACATATCGGAAGTTTTATTAACTGTTAACTCCTTGCGATCTACATATAATCCTGATGCTTTTCCTCGATTAATCTCTGCTGTGACAGCAGCACCGAAGGCATTATTTTCTATTGCTTTATCGCGAATGTCCTCTAAATTTTTTAGATGATTGGCAAGAGTCAATGATGCTCGTACTGCTCCTTGGTTCTGTAACTCTTGAATCCTGCGTTTTACCAATGGCTCATGGTTCGCGAGGTATGCTCCTGCTCTCTGTGCATTCTTGTGTGAATATCCAGCAAGGACGGCTGACTCCTTTAAGCTGGTTCCCGATGCTACTGCTTGTGCGAACTTTTCTTGTTTCGGTGTTAGTTTCTTTTCCTTGCGACTTAGTTCCATATATGTTATTCCTCCGTACACACTATATAAGGACGTGGATACGCTGTTGATTGTATCATAATACTAAACTCTTGCTATCGTAAAGGATACGCATGCATTACGCATATTACTCAACAGCTCCAATACTATACCAATAGGTCAAGCCAATACGCTGTATTATCTTCTACAAGAGTCTATTGGCAAGATCCTATTACCCTATTGGCTGTGTTGAAACTTTTGACTAACTCAAAAACAAAAATCCATTCTTCATATATATGGCGATAACCCAATATAAAAATGGCTCCCGAAGGAGCCATTTATCAAAAGGTAAGTTGTTATTCGTAATAAGCTACAAAATCAGCGACAATCTTCTTAGGAAGTTGTGTAAATAAACACTCTATATCGTTGAACTTTTTGGTAATACCTGTAGCATTATCTAGCAAAAAGTATTTAGCAACAGTGGTCTGGTCGTCGAATATTGTAAACTCGTTATTAGCTGTATCGATAGATTGACCCTCAGCAGTATTATGCCAGAATGTTTCTATGGCTAGTTCGATTAATTGATCTTTTGTCATAATTTTCTCCTTTTTTATATATAACATTATTTCATTCTAAGGCATTTTACATAAAAGTAAAGGACTTTAATAAAAATAAAGGACTTTTTTCTCGAGCAAAAAATGGGATCCGAAGATCCCATAATTAAATCATCCTCCGATGTAAACATAAGTATTACCATACTCGGTAAGATGGTAAGTAACAGAAATACCAGTGCCATGTTCGCAAGTATTACTTGCTTCACCAGCTTCGTCGAATGCTTTTTGTTTCAAAGCGGAAAATCTATCTGCCTCGTCACAAATCGATAAAAAATCTTTCCAAGAAAGTTTAACTGAATTAGCTGCACAAGAAGGGAAATAAGTGTCGCTATAACTGTCGTCCTTAAACGAACCAGTCCCACCATCCTCTTCTCTTTGGTGGTGCCAAACTCTTGTACGCACATTTAAACGCACTTTACCATACTTCGCAGGATTGTTTTTCAAACCTGTTATTAACTCCCTAGCTTGAGTGCCAGACAAGTAGTAATCAAAGTTTTCTTCTTTCATGTTTACTCCTTTTTTATTTAACATACCACTCATCATAAAGGAATTTATTCAAAAGTAAAGGAGTTTATTATCTTTTTTTCAACCTTTATAATTGTATACATGGTCGATCTAAACAAGATCTATAATTACTCTCCCGAAAACATAGCACCAGAATTATTAAAAGCAACAAAAGATTACGAACTAATACCAGAAAAATCTTTTATGCCAACAGAGTCTGTGAGGCAAACAGTCTTAGAGTTTATTGAAGAACCTGCAAACGACATTATAAGTTTCCCATTTTTAACACCAGAATATTGTAAAAATTTAATAGATGTTTGTGAAGCCATCGGTAAATTTGATCATCGTCCTGGAGATGCATACCCAGCACCAGAGATTGACCTAAAAGACTTATCTCCTTATGCGAACACTGCCCATATAAACATGATAGAAAAACACATACTACCTATTGCAACATCGGTTTGGCATTTTCCTGTGGTTTGGTTGTCCTCTGCTTTTGTAGTTAAACATAGTGAAGATGGTCAATTAGGCAATCCTGGGTGGCATCACGACGGACTCGCAGAAGTCACATTGTCAGTACAACTTAACGATGACTTTGAACAAGGTGGTGTATATTTTGATAGACAAGGATTTAAAGCTGGTGAGCTACCGATTGGTCATGCGATACTTTTCCCAGCTAGAGTAACACATAGACATACAGCTTTGAATATAACTAAAGGGACAAGATATTCTCTTACTTATTGGATGAAAGGCGACATTCCCGAAGGAGCATCGCTCCGATCAACCTAAGTGGGAGCAGTGGTACATTAGCCGAACTTTGAATAATGCGTTATACATACACTCTTCATGTTTTCATTTTACGAAGAGAACAATAAATAATAAAAACTTCTCTTCAACCACTCAGCGTCACACACATATACCTCGATTTCGCCGTCTGCTCCCGTCACAGCTATTTACGGAGTGTGGATCTATATTACTCTTTAACGAATAAACCATTGTTCATTTTACCTTTACGATCTTTAATCTCGTTGTATGCTTGTTCTAAACACCTTTCGAACGCTCCTGTTCTACCTTGTGTTTGCATAGCTAATACTATTAAGCACACAGCACAGTCGCCAATACCATCACGCAGTGCATTTTCGTCATCATGGGCGAATGCTCTAGCAGTTTCACCTAACTCTTCAACCAACTTAATTAGTTGCATACTAGGTTGTATATCTGTCATTAAACCATTATCGGATGCCCATCTTTCTACATCTTCAACTAAATACTTCATCATGACACTATATCCTCGGTTTAAATAATTCTATTAATGCCTTTTTTCTTTGTTCTTCTGTAAGTTCTAATCGCTTTTTAACTTTTGCACTAGTCTCAAGAGAAAAATGGTTTATAGACCTAGTTTCAATCGCTAGTTCAAACAAAAAGTAAAGTTCATCGTGACTAAGTTCTGGTAATTCTTTACCTAACTTTTCTACTTCTTCGTTAGTTAAATACACCACAGCTTTTACAGTATCATGCATTTGCTTTACCATTACCACGAAACTTCTTAGCATCGGGCATAACTTCTTCTGTATTAAACAACATACATGCTTGACTAGTGCCGTAATTACTAATAAATGAAATATATCTACTTTGGTCGTCGTTAAGTAACCAACCTCCCATCCTCTCACTACTGTGCTCAAAAGAAGGAACACGAGTGTTTTCTGGGTGGTTAGTTTTAAATGTTTTTACTGCGTCTTCATAAGTCATAATTTACTCCTAAAAAATTTAACATAAGACAATCATAAGTCATTTACTTATAAAAGTAAAGGATTAATTTATTGTATTTTCTACCCATTGTTTAATTGGCATC